GCGGCTACAGCATCAGCTGCATCCATTCGATCGAGCAAGAGTCGTACCTCCGGGCCAGCCCGGCCGCGGGGGACAATGGCGATGTGGTTCACCCGGATGTTGCGCTGGACGCCGGCGTACTCTTCGCCCTCGGGGGTGATTCCGGGGGTGGGGTCAAAGTCGACCTTGTAGCCGGCAGATACCTCGGTGGCATCCTTGCGCTTGATCTTCTCGATGGCATCGGCGTCGGTGACAACGAGTGCGACTTCGACAAAACCGTCGTTGTACCGAACTTGGCTACCGGAGTAGCCGACTTGGTACTGCTTGGTGTTGGCGGAGTCGAGAAGAACCGGTGGGTGACCCCACGTTGCGGGTTTCATGCCGAACGTGGAGAGGGAGTCCGGGTTACTGACCTCCTCAGGGGGTCGGTATTCGCGGACTTGGGAGCCATCAGACCGGCGGTAGAGCTGCGTACCCGAGCGGGCGGCGCGACACCAAACCCGGAGGTAGCCCTCGGGGGTGGTTTCGCTGCCCGTGATGGGAGCGAAGTCGTACCTGGACACTGATGTTTCCATGCTTAAGAGCTTACCGGTTCTTGTGCGTTTGCTTAGCTTTATGCACAGAGCGGTTACAGCACTTGGCGATTCATAGGCAGTTGACGTTGTGTCGGCGTATCAGGGCACTACGGGAATACCATAAGTTTACGCAGTTTGAAGTTGCAGAGAGGTTAGGCGTTAGCCAAGCTGCATATTCGCGGTTGGAGAAAGGAGAGATAGAGGTGTCAGTTATGAAGCTGATAGCTTTGAGCGAGATCTACGATGTTAGGTTGCAGGAATTAGTAAAAGATATCTAGACGATCTCGAACCACGCGAGGTCGAGGAATAGCTTGGCGGCGTTGTTGGTGGGAGTAGCGGCGATCAGTAGTACGTCGCTTACGCCAGCGAGGGTGCGACCGAGCTGGAAATTGAAGTCTGTAATGCTCCCGAGGTCTAGTGAAGAAGAGCTTGTGAGATAGCCTCCTGCGATCTCGGTACCACCGGTGAAGCTGGTGATTGTGGTGTTGTATTGGACGTTGTTATTGACGTGAGTGGACCAGGTGCCTCCTGTGATTGTGGGGTTAAGCAAAACATGGTACTGGACAATGTCTAGCTTGTTATTTGTCGTCTGTTCGACAGCCGCGTTTAAGTTGGATGGAACAACTACACTATCTAAACGGGTGCTGTTTAAGCGCAGCGCCAGTACGGGGTAGATCGTGCCGGCAGTGGCGAGTGTGACTGCGGTGGAGCCGGTGGCGATGTTGTAGCGGCGGCTGAAGCCTTCGTATCCGCCCTCGGAGGCGACGGTGTTGCAGATCTGCTTTGCGGTAGCTGAGGTCGCAATAGTTCCTGTGTTCTCGATCTCCTGGCGTAGGGGGAGGATCGCGGTGGTCATGTAGCTGGTGAGGTTGATGTTGTCGCCGTGGAAGGTGTGAGCGATGACCATGCGGCCGTCTACGACGAAACCGCATCGGACATCGCCGACACCGAGCCACTCGATATCAATCCAGAAGATCTGGGTTTTGGATAGGTCGAGAGTGCGGCCGGAAAGGCCGGTGCCATCGAATTTGTCGTTGTTCCATTCGGCCTGGGCGATGCGGGTGTTTACGACCTCGCCGGTGACGTAGCTGCGACGAACGAGGTAGGTAGCAGTGCCATCGCTCTCGAGATAGATGCCATTTTGGGTGCCGAAGTAGCCGATACGTTGGCGCAGGTTGGTTCGCGGCGCGGCGAAAGCGAAGGATGTCATCACCAGCATCGATTTACCGGGCTGGTAAGGGAAGACGCGTTTGGTTTCGCGGTAGACGTAAGCGCCAGAGGTTGTTGGGACGGTGAGATTGACGCAGCTTTCGTTGGCTACGTAGGTCTTAGAGCCGCCACCATTTAATGCTGTGTCCCATTTGTCGTTTTCTTGGTAACGATGTTGGCTGTCAAACAGCGTGAATGGGGAGCTTGTACGGAGCCGGCCGAAGGCGTCACCACTGGTGCCGGTGTTAGCGAGGACGGGTACGGGATAATCGTCATCGCTGCGTACGTAGACGAGCTCGTAGCGGTCGTTATTGACAATGCGTTGGCCCACGGGTAGATAGCGCTGCTGCTATCAGGCTAGGGGCGCTACAGCGGAGTACCGAAGGGCTGCTTGCGCATGCGGGCAAGGCGGGCCGCACGTTCTGGCTCTAGGGCTAGTCGTAGCCGTGGGGTTTTGACACCGAGAGCCTTTGCTACATCACTCATTTGAATGAGTCCACGCTCCATGGCTGCTCGCGGCGCTGTGTTGGCGTTGGCAGTCAGGATACGGCGTGTGAGTCCAGGAATGCGCGGTTGATCGGCCCCGCTTACGAAGCGTGAGCGGGGCATCCGGTCGGCAGCCAAGAGTTCGCGCTCGAGAGCGTCGTGGTAACGCTTGACTGCGATCTCGAAGCGCTCGGTGTTGGCAGCGCCTCCGTAAGTCGATAGTGCCTTTGCCTGCTTATCAACGTTAGCTAGTACACCTTTGTATTTATTAGTAAAATCAGCACCGCGTGAATTAAACCCTAAAAAGTCGGGAAGCCTATTCATATCATACATCAAGTTCATTACACCATTGCGGTAATGCGCTGGTTGCCGTGGATCATGCAGCTCTGTAGCATAACCAAAGTCTATCAATGCTACTTTTTTACTTTTAGCATTAACCATAAGATTTCCGCTATGAATGTCTCCATGTGCTAAGCCTGCTGTGTGTAACTTGCGAAACTCACGTGCGATTTTTGTTTTAACAATTAAGGGTGCGTTTGAGGCGTTACCATTAGAGTCACGGTATTCTTTACCTAAAGTCTTGTAGCCACTCATATGAGTCAAAATCAGAGTCTGCGACCTTACCTGGCCATCCGCGTCGCTGATTGCTTGCATACGAAGCGGAGCGGGGACGTTGACACCGGCATAGTCGGCCAGGTCTAGGCGGCGGAACTCGCTAGCAACGTCGTCCTCGTCGCCATTGCGGAAGAGCTTGATGCCGTACTTCTCAGAAGGATGGACAAAGTAAGTGCCGAAAGCTCCTGCGCCTGCTTGGCAGCGGGGTTGATTGACGTAGCCTCCTGCCGATGCGAGACCCTGGCTGCCGGTAGACACCAAGGCGCGGGCGTGCATAGCCCCGGTGGAAAGGCCGTACCAATCGGTGTCGGCGTCAAACTTCCCCGGGGCTTGGATCTTTCCCAGACCACCACCACATTCAGCAGCGCGGCGACGCTGGTTGATCTGCTCCTGGACGTCCCACTCTTGGCCCTCCGCGATGGCTTCGTCGACGATGCGTTGAGCTTCGTCCTCGGTGAGTTTGGGGTGTTTTAGTTTGTTGACAGGGTCGTTATCCCAGGCCTCCTTGGTCCTGTACTTACTGGCGATGGCAGCACCTCCTGCTACTACACCTGCGACAAGCGCGACTTTAGCAGCAGTCTTAAGCGTTTCTGCGGTTATACCGCCTGCTTGTTTTGTGCACTTATGCGTGCGAGGAATATGCGACTCGCCGCAGGGCTTTCCCTTGCCGCCCTTAAGGGCGTCGATTCGCGCTAGGCCGAGGACTTTCCCGGCGTGAGAGCTCCATCGCGGCGGCTGGTCTTGCCGGAGCAGCGCCACTTTGCCCGCGACAAGCACAGCGGGGTGTTGCGTTCAGCGCCAGCGCAGTTGTAGCCCTCGGATTTCATGTCGCCAAAACTGCGGGCGCAGTAGCGGTCGCCTTTGTCGGTGCCCGGGGCGATGGTGTAGCCCTTGGCGCCGTAGCGGATGCGGTTCTTGCGACCCGTTTCGGGGTTGGTCACCACCTTGGTGTACTTCTTGCCGTCCTCGGTGTCGAAACCGGCGGCCCAGACGTCGGTTTTGGAGCTCACCATGACAGGGGCGCCGGTGCGCTCTTTGCGCGGGTCTTCGCGGCGCTTGCGCGCGACGAGCCGGCGGCGCTCCGCAGGAGAAAGGGCCAGAGCTTTGGCGGAAGGTAGGCACTTTGGCTTACCTTCGCCCTCGGTGCGGTCACCGCAGGGGCCGAGGATACGGCCGCTGCTGCTCATGCGGACCCACTTTTCCTTGAACCACTTGTCGAGGGCGTCATTGCGGAAGGTTCCGCCGCGCTTTTTGTATTCGCGGACCATCCAAGCGTTGGCATATGCGCTCGGGTAGATCTTGAACTTGCGCTTGGCCTCTGCTTTTACTGCGGCGTGCAGCTTTTTGTCAGCAAAAATGACCCCGCGGGCGTCGGCGCGGAAGCGCAGCGTTGCGGGGGTGAGGTTCATGGCTCGAAACCGGCGGCCCAGATGGAGTCGGAGCGCTTCATCTTGGCAGCGCCCTTGCGGGTGGTCTTGCTGCCCTTCTTGTAGCCCATCTTGTTGAGGGTGCCGTAGATGTAAGCGGCGGCGCGCTCACCTTTGAGGCCGCGGGCGGAGGCTTGCTTGGCGAGCTCGGCTTCCATGGCGGCGACTTTGGTGCCGCGGGGGTCCATGCGGGACTCGGCGTCAGTTGATTCGGAGTCGAGGCCCGGGGGGCGCTGCGCGGAGGGGCCGCGGTACATGCGCTCGAGGGAAGCGCGTTGCTTGCTGCGGCGCGCGGTGCGGGCCATGGAGGCGGCGCCGATGGCGCTGCTAATAGCTTGGCCACCGGCGCTGATGGCGCGGAAGGTGGCTTCCTTCTTCAAGCGAGCTCGGCCGGCAGCACTGCTGGTCTCTTGAGCTTTGGCCGCGGTATTGAGGGCGCCAGCTGCAGTGAATGCGGTGCGAGCGGCGCCGAATCCGGCGACCATGCCGGTCACATTCCCGGTGGCTAGGCCCGCCAAAGGAGCGAGAGCACCTGCGGCCCTGGTGAGATTGGCTGCGGTGCGTAGGCGCTGTGCAGCTTTGGTGTTAGGGGTGACGTTGCCGCGCTTGTATTGCGGGGGTTCGGCTTTTGTAGCTGGCCCCTTGGTGCACTTTTCGCCCTCGGAGATGCTGCCTTTGCCACACTTCAGGTCGAGGCGCTCGGCGGTGTCGAGGCGAGCTCGGATGTAGGTGGGGCTGCGGTCTTGGATGCCGAGCTCGCAGGCGTCGAGGTACTCGAGGGGGGTCAATGAGTCGCTGCGCTTGCGCATGGAGCCGCAGTTGCCATCGCACTTGGCGCCCTTCTTGCCCTTACAGCCGCACTCGGCATCCATGGGCTTTTTGCCGTAGCCGTCGGCAGCGGGCTTGGTGTGTTTGGCGCCCTTAGCGCTGCGCTTACGGCTGTGGCTGGCGGCCATGTCCATTTCCTCCTCCTCTTCCTCTTCCTCTTCCTCTTCGGGGGATTCCATGTTGCGGGCGCGAGCTGCCATGGCGCGGCCTTCGCGGATGCCTGCTTCGTAGGCCTCGGATTTAGCGCGGCGTGTGGTGGCGGGCATGGCGTAGAGCCCCGAGTATTGCTTCACACAGCGTAGCTGCCTTGTGCTATAGGGCTCGATAGGCTGAGAGCGGATATTTGTTCTAGTTATGAACTTGCTTCGCTTAGTTGCTGGGAGTGGTGCGGCCTCGGGATTGCTGATTGGTCAGCTCGTTTTTGCTGCTTTCTTTGTCGGATCTTGTGAGATCCCAAATGTGCTCAACAGGGGTAGCGCTAATGCCTGTCTCGATCGTTGGATGACTACAGCTGCTCTGTTCTTTCCTTCAGGTGTAGCGGGTGCTGGTACAGCAGTTGCGCTGGATAAGGCAAAAAGGCGCTTTCTTGGCTGATCAGTCGAAGGGCTGCGGGGCGAACTGCTCGAAGACTGCAGCTTTGTTGAGGTCGGCCGGGCCGATGGTGGCTACGCGGGATACTTCTTCGCGGTGAGTGCGGGGAAGCGCGGCGTACTCGGGGTCGATCGCGGCGATCTCGGGATCCCAGGGGGCTAGGTAGCAACGGCAGCGGGGGTGTGCAGGTGCGTTTGTACTAGCCCGGCGGTAGATGCGGCCGGCCCGGGCGTTGCAGATGGGGCAAGTGCGGTCATCGCTGGTGGCGTACCACATGACGAGGTCGATGCCGTTGGCTGCGTAGTACTGGTTGCTGGCAGCGTTGTATGCGCGTAGCGACTCGGTGCGGGCGATGACGTCAGCGCGAGACTTCACCACGCCGAGGCGCAGACGCAGGTCGTTGGTGATGGCGTCGGTAGGGCGGCCTTCAGCGATGCCTTGGGCGACGAGATCGGTGGCTGTGGCTGCAAAGGCTTCGCCATGGCGGCGGAGGTAGCCGCGGGCTTGGGCTGCGGCAGCCACGGTGGCCTCGATCGGAATGGAGACGTTGATCAGGCGGCGCTGGGAGCCGGAGTTGCGGAGAAGCTCTCGGGCGACGGTGGCGCCTTTGCCTTCGGAGCTGCGGAGTAGGGAGCGCAGCACGCGGTCATAGGCGTCGGTTCGGTCGGGACGGAAAGCGGGAACGAGCTGGCGAAACTCCTGCAGTAGGGCGACGTTGCGGTCAGCTGCGGGGGCTCCGCTGCGGAGCTGGATGCGGGTGCGCCGCAGTAGGCGGTTGAAGCTGCTGTCGAGGATGCGGTTGAGCTGGGCGATGGTGACGTCCTCGGAGCGGCGCAGGGCGGAGTTGTAGCGCTCGAGGAGTTGCATCAGCTAAATGCAGCAGGCTTGGTTGCGCTGTCCGCCGCGTCGCCACGGATCAAGCCGGCCATGTAGCCCATCTGAGCATCAGGGATCTCAGTGAACTTGCCCTGGTTCTTGAGCGCCCAAAGGCGGTCGCTACGCAGCCCTGGGACTGCTCTGAACCCCATCCCTTCGTAGATGGACTTTCGCTTGGCGCCTTTGCCGTCGTCCTTATGAGGAACGGCGAAAAGGACAGCGTTCTCGGGGAGCATCTCCATCTGGGCCTTATACATGGCCTTGGTTGAGCGGATCACCTGCTTGGCCTGAGAGCTGGGCATGCCACCGGCAGCGTCGTAGCTGCTGTCGATGGTGAAGCCGAGGCCGTACTGAGGGAACTTACCCACGTTGCCTTTGCGCTCAGAGCCAAAGGTCAGCAGGCTGTCGCCGATAGATCCGACAGACAGATGGGTGCCGTTGGGGGTAACCCAGGTGGAGAAGTTGTTTTTGACGTCTACGGCGCGGATCTGAGAGCCCTGGGCACGCAGCGCCATGTGGGCGGCGGCGAGCTTGGCGTCGCCAACAAGTTGGCGCGCAGGTTCGCGGAACTTCTCGGGCAGCTTGTCCAGGCCCTCTTTGACCTGCTTGGCGGACAGGCTCTGGATAGCCTTCTGGCTAAGCGAGGGCACCAGCGTCTGACGCTGCTTGTAGGCAAGAAGGCCCCCAATGGTCAGCGCGGCGCCTGCGGCAGCAGCGGCTACAGCGATGCCAGTGCGGGATGCGGATCCGCTCTCGGAAGCAGCTTTCGCGGGGGCAGCACCGGCGCCCTTGCGGCACTCATGCGACTTGGGGATGTGGCTTTCGCCGCAGGGTTTGCCGGCATCGTCGTCGCGGAGGGCGTCACCCCGCTGGCGGCGGGCTATTTCAGCGCGGGCGGCGCGGTAGGAGGCCTCGAGGCTCATGTCCTCGCCGCGGCCTTTAGCAGCCTCGCGCAGGGAGCGGGCAAGGTCGGTGATCTGCGCTTGGGCGCTGCGGCGGCCGCGGGGTGGGGTGGTAGCTGCAGGAGCTGCGCCTGTCGCAGCGCGACCCGCTGTCTGTACCGGAACCAGGCGCTCAAAGCCGTTCTGCTGCAAGTAGCGGGTGGCGTCGCTCAGGCTGGTGATGTCGCGACCAGCGAGCTCGGAGGCGGCAACCCGGGTTTCGCGATCCGAGAGTGTGAACGTGCTGCTCTTGCTGACCTGGCGGGCGAAGTACTCCTTGGAGATGGCGTCGCTGAGGCCCTGGCCGATGCGTCCGGTGACGTTCGCGGGCTTTGCCAGGCGCTGTGCTAGGTAGCGGGAGTGGCCGATGCGGGCGCTGTTCATCAGGTCGCCGTAGCCAGCGCGGCGCTGCTCCGTGGGCATAGCGGCGCCCGGGGTTTGGCGCACTTCGTCGGCGATGCGGCCGAAGTACTGGTCGAACCCGTCACGGGTCTCTCGGTACAGGCGATTGGCGAGCTCGGTGCGGCTGACAGCGGCTTCGCGGCTACGAGGGGCGGCGCCAAGGATCTGGTTGAGGTTGCCGACGGCGCGCTCGCGGACGTTCTCGGGAAAGTTGTCCGTACTGGGTCCGACCAGGCGATTCAAGAAAGTGCTGCGCTGCGTGGCGTCGTTGAGGTTGACGCCTTGTTGACGGGCCAGGGCTTGCAGGCTGGCTGCTTCGCGGTTCAGTGCGCTAGTGAGTTGCCGACGTACGTCAGTGTCGGAAGCGCCGGAGCCCAGGCGGAAGCCGAACTGCCGCGAGAGGAACTCATGGGTAGCGGGCTCGGAGAAGGTGCTGCCATCTCCGGCGCCTGCGGCGTTGGTGCGCTTGGTGCCCCAGAAGGCCTCGAGGCTCTGTTGGCGCCAGGTTTCGGCGTTGGTGCCACGGCCAGCGGCATCGACGTCGACAGAGCTGATGCGATTCAGCAGGATGCGGCTGTTGGCGTAGTCGGTGGCGCGACGCTCGAGCTCGGTGGGTGTGCGGAGAAGCGATTCGCGGAGGGCAGCCGGGCCCGTGGCGGCTTCGCCGGCGGCGCGGGCTACGGCGGCGCTGGCAGCGGCGGCACCAGCAGCGCGGCGTTCGCGGCGAGCTCCAGCGATACCTGGGGTGGCGTCAAGGATGCGGCCAATGCCGGCGGCTACGGCGTCATCGATCTGGCGGCCAACGCCGTCCCGGTAGAAGGGTGCCCGCTTGAGCTGACTGTGGCTGAAGAGGCCGAAGCCGACGATGCTTAGGCCGAGGGCAATGCCGCCGGCCCGGCGCTCGAGTTGGGCCTGGAGCGCCTGCTTGCGCTGGAGGTCGCCCGGGATGGCCTTAACGATGCCACGGACGATGGAGCGTTTACCACCCTCGATCTCGGAGAAGCTGCCCTTGCGCACGCCTTTACCGAGGCGTTTGACGCCACGCTCGATGTTGGCCAGGCCACTGACGGGGTCAGTGCGTACGGCGCGGAGGTGAGGGTCAACACCTTCACCTTTGAGCCGGCAGTCCCAGCTAGGCGGGATGCAGCGGCCACCGCACTTCACGTTGGGTGGGTTGCAGTCGACGGCGCGGGCAGTTTTACCGGTGCGGCTGCGGGCGGGGGCGTCGAGGCGTGCCTTGGTGGCTAGGTAAGCCGCGGTGCGGAAGCCTTCGGGAGTGGTGTTGCGCGGCGTCATCGTCAGTAGCCCTCGTTGTAGGCGCGGAAGGCGTCAGCCTCGGCGTCGGGCACTGGAGATAGCCCTGCCACATTCTGACCGGGGAAGAAGTGCTGAACGGCGACTTTGGCGGCGCGGAGTGAGTTGAAGCCTGTGGTGTAGGGGCCGTCCGTGATAGCGCTGTCGAGGGCGAAGCGAGCTCGGTAGAGCTTGCGCGCTCGGGTGCGGTGCGGGCCGAGGATCAGCACAGGGGCAGCAGCGCTGCTGTCGATCCGCTGCCCGTCGGGGCCAACGAGTGGGCCGGCGACGACATCGCCGTGGCGGTGGGTGATGGCGATGCGAAGGCCGTCGGCGTCGGCGAACAGCGAGTCGCCGCGGCCACCTTCAGCAGGGGGTAGGACAGCGCCGCTTTCAGCGGGAACTTCTTCCTCGGTGGGTGCTGCTTCGCCCTCGGGGAGTGCCGGAGGTTGCGTGGCGGCCTGCAGTTGGGCGTCGTAGCCCGCCATCTGCGACTGGAATTGAGCGTCGGTGCTGGCGATGAGCTGCTCGGTGACAGCTTCGTTGAGTTTTGTATCAATCGAGTAATCGGTGCCGCCAAAGCGGGACTCGCGCACTTCCAACGGGTTCAGGACGCCGAGCTGGATGTACTGCGCGTCTGAAGTTGCCTTGAGCTGGTGGAGCTCGGCCTTTTCCTTTTCGGTCTGGGTGAAGACAGAGGGGAAAAGGACGGACCAGGATTCGGGAATGCGGCCGCGGGTTGGACCTTCGCGCGAGGCGAGGATGTAGGTGAAGACCTCGGTGATTGGGGTGCGGCAGTAGACCTCCTGCCACTGCTCAACGAGAGAGGCCCAGACACGCTCTTCGTATCGGCCTTCTTTACCGAGGCCTCCGGGGCTATCACCCATGAGGATGGAGGCGGGCCATCCGGTAGCTGCCTGCAGATCCTTGATGAAGGGGTCAGTGGCGGTGGCGATGTTGCTCAGTGCTCGGTTGATGAAGCTGATCTCTTCTTCGACGTCAACGACCATGCCGCCGTAGACACTACGGCTGAGGTTGTTGGCTTCGAGACGCTTGCGGAGATCGGACTCATTGCCTGCGGCGATGCGGTTGAACAGGCCTGGGATCTTGTGAACGAAGACGTCTGAATCGGAGGTCATCGACTCGAGGCCGGACATCGCGGTCTCGTAGCGCTTGAAGGCGTTCCAGACGAGCTGGAGGACGGACTGGCCCCAGCCGGTGTTGCGAGAGCGGAGATTCCAGGGCAGATAGAGGCCGTCGAAGCGCGCTACACGGGTGTGGTGGACGCGGATGTTGACGTAGCCGCTGGTCTGATCAGGGGTAATGCGCTGCGACGTGGTGATCCGGTAGTGCGAAGGACGGGAGTAGTCCGTGATAGAGAAGTCCTCGGGGATCAGTTCGTGTCGCGAAAGCGGGATGTATCCGCGGACAGCGCGGATGCGGCCCATCTCGACAGGCTCATCGGGCTGGCCGCCGTCGTCGATGAGCAGCACAAGACCGGCGCCGCCGTAGAGGCGCTGAAGCTTGATGACTTCGGCGAGGGCGAAGTGGAACTGGGTGGCCTGAAGGAACTGGTTGAACCGAGTGAGAAGGTCGGCGTTGTCTGCGGCGGCGTCACCGCCTAGGGCGATGCTCGGTTGGTGGCGCAGGATCTCGTCAGCAATGCAGTCGACGTAGCGACGAGGGATGCCGTTGGTATATAGGGATTCGAGTTCGGCCTCAGTCAGCAGAGTTTGAAAGCTGACACTTGTAGCGGTTGTTTTATCTTTTGCGGGTACACCTAGGCCCGTTAGCGCATTAACTAATGCACCATCATTCCGGTATTTGTCTGAGGATGCAGTGGTCATAGCACAAACAGGCTCGGGGAGAGCTGTGCTCAGAGTAGCGGTATGCAGCAAAAGATCATAGATATCGGTTACCAGATGCAAGTGAATATGGTAACTGATATCTGTATCTGGTAACGTGATTCTGCATCTGGTAACCGATATTGGTATCTGGTAACGTACCTGTGCAGGAGTTGACAGCCGGATGGTTGGGTAGGCTGGTGCAGCCACCTCCCAGGGCATGGTTGACCATCGGATCGATGGATCAAGTCTCCTGACCAAACGGCAAGCCAAACAGCAATTCCGCGAAGGGATCCTCAGTAGTTGGGGATCCCTTTGTGCTTATTGCGGGCAGCCGGGGGACACGTTGGATCACGTCCGGCCTCGGTGCCGGGGAGGGCGGACAGACCGGGCGAACTTGGTCTGCTGTTGTGCTCCGTGCAATCGAGCCAAAGGCAGTGAGCTCGACTGGCAGCATTGGTTCAGACAGCAAAGCTGGTGGTCGCCACACCGGGAACACGCCATCCGCCTGTGGATAGGCGAAGCAACTCAGGGATGGATAGCCGCCTGAGTTACCTGCGAGGCGTTCCTCTGCCGACGCTCTCGGTGATTAGAGCGTAGCGGTGGTGCTAGATGTTGTCGAAGAAGCTAGCAGTAGCAGGTGTTTCGGGGATTAGCGAACACGCGAAGGCGAGCGCCATGACAGTGTCGTCGTGGGCGCCACTTACGGCTTGACGGGCACCGCTTTCCTGCTGCTGAAACGCGCGGAGTTCGTCCGCGATGATGCCGGGAGGGAATACCAGCTCGTCGCGCTCGAGCAGATACAGAATCCTGTCGGTGGCTACGGTCTTGGACGCGCGGCTGGTGTTGAACGTCTCAATGGCGTAGTTTGGTAACACATGTTGTAGCGCTTCGGCGATCACGGAACCCATCGCTTGCTTCTCTACTATTACGCGCTGCGGCATGTAGTCCTCAATCAAGGTTTTTACATGTTTCAAGCTATAGTCTGTGCTTTTGCCGTTTTCGCGGTACATACCAACGATCTCGTAAGGCGTAGTGGTGATGTCCAAGACCATTGCTACGAAGTAATCGTTGCCCCCGGCGTTGGGGTCAATGCCGATGACGTAGCTGCGATTGATCGAACCACACTCGCGCCAATGTCCGCGAGAAGCGCGGGTGAGCAGCTCGTTTGGGTAGATCTGGGTGTCGGTGGCACCGAACTGCAGCTCGTACTCGGAGTTCCATGCCGCGAGCGTCATGCGGCGCGACTCGCGAGTGCGTCGGGCCCAATCGGGGTCAGCGCCGTAGATCGGGTGCTGCGAGTAGTGGATGGCGACCTTGTTCCAGTCGCCCTCGTCGGAATGCCAAAGCTGACCGAACCAGTCGAGCTCGGTGTCGGGAGTGGAGACCACGATGACCTTGGCCGCGTCGCCCACCATGGAGAGCGTGGGCATGGCACCGCGGTAGATCTCGGCGGCGCCCTCGAGGAAGGCGGCCTCGTCCATGAAGAGTACGGAGCAGCTCGGGATGCCGCGGGCGGCGCGGGGTGAGGCGGGCAAGAAGTACAGCGTGCCGCGACCTTCGAAGGCGAGCTGCGTGTTGCTGTCGGTGAGGTAGCGGACGGTTTCGCCACGGAGGCTGTTAGCCATGGCGCGCACGCGGCGGCCAAGCTCGGAGGCGTCCTGCTGCGTCTTGCTGAAAATCACTGCAGCGAAGCCGCGCTCGGTGAGGGCGCGGCAGAGCAGGTAGTTGCAGACGGTCTCGGATACGCCGGTCTGGCGGGACTTGTTGACGAGGGTGTTGGGGTTGGCGTTGATGGAGCGGATGAGCTCTATCTGGTACTCGTAGGGATCAAAGGGGGCGACGGTGCCGCTGGTGCGGATCCATGTGCCTCGTGCGAATGACGGCCAGCGGTCGACGCTAGGCAGCGAGGTAGCAGTGGAGGTCTCGTAAAGGGCAGCCCGCGCCTGACGGCGAGCTAGCTCGGTTTGGAGGCGTTCGACGCGCTTGCGCAGGGTGGAAACGGACGGCATCAGCTGTCGAAGTCCTCGGGGTCGGCAGAGGGGAGCAGCAGGTCGTCGGGATCGAGGTCTTCAGCCGGCGGAGGTACAGCGGTGGTGTCGACGTCGGCGGGCGCTGTGAGGCGGAGGAGCTGGCGCTCGAGGTCGGCGATTTGGCGCTCCAGGATGCGGCGCTCTTGGTAGGCCTGGGCTCCGCTCATCAGCGTGCGGGCGGCGGAGATGCGGTCGGCAGCCCGGGCGCCGTCGTCGTTGATGATGCTGTCGAGGACCTGAATGGCAGCGGGGATTGTGCTGATGTTCATCCCGCCGGTCTCGGAGAGGAGTTCCTGCTGAATGCGGGAGATGGCTTGCTGGACGGCGGGGCGCTGACGCCAGGTGTAGACGGACTTTTCGCTGACGCCAATCTTGCGCGCGGTTTCACGGATGGTGGTGCCGCGCGCGAGAAAGTTGGCAGCGATGCGTTGGCGCTCGTTAAGGCCGTCGGGGCCGTAGACGCGATCAACCACTGGGCGTAAGTGTTCCGATAGGTTCAGACTAGCGGAAGAATATACGGGTGAGATTGAAGTTGGCTAGATGCGTGCGGTTACGACGCGCTCGGGTTGATCCTGATACTTACCGGCGCGGGTTTCGTAGCAGGTAGCGCAAGGAGCTCCGCGGTAGAACAGCGCCTGGACAATGCCTTCGTTGGCATAGATGCGGCAGGGAGAGTCAGAGCTGTTGCTGAATTCGAGGGTGAGGTGCCCTTTCCAGCCGGCTTCTCCGGGCGTTAAGTTAGCAATTACTCCGCAGCGTGCATAAGTGCTTTTTCCGATGAATTGTGCGGTAATGTCTGACGGTATTTGTAAGCATTCGACAGCAACACCAAGGCCGTAGCTGTGTGCGGGTAGCACAAAGTACGAATCGCCCTCGGAGGTGTTGTGGAGGGGTACAGGCTTCAGGTGAGCTGGATTGAAGTCCTTGGGATCAACTACAGCGTGGTTGTTAGTGCCGGGCTCGCGTAGCGGCTGGAAGACGAGGAACTCACGGTCGCTGAGGCGGAGGTCGTATCCGTAGCTGGAGAGGCCGTAGCTGAGGACACGGCGCTCGTCGCGGCGGGTGCGGACCAGGGCAGGGATGAAGGGTGTGATCATGCCGGCCTCGGTGGCCAGGGTCGTGATCTCGGTGTCGGAGAGGAGCATTAACGGTAGCGTGATGGTGTTATGCGGCCAAGTAGAGGTCGCAGTCCTGGGCGAAGCGGGGGTCTTCGGCGGCCTCGGGGTAGCCGAAGCCGCAGCGGGAGCCGCTCCAGTGGGAGCAGCTGGCGCAGGTGGGGCCGTCCGCGGAGTACTGAGGGCGCGGAGAGCGCCGGGGGATGTCAGGGCGGACTGTGGCAAAGCTGCGGCCGCTGCGGATGTTGGAGATGGATTGGCGGCTGCAGCTGTAGAGGGGTGCGAGAGCGGTGTCGGAGAGAGGGGAGCGGAGGATGTGGACGATGTCGCTCTCGGTGAGGCCGATCCAACTGTGGTGGCTTGAGCGGGGTGCGGGGGCGGCGCGTGGTGGGAGAGGGCCGTCGAGTGTGGTCCAGCGGTGAGTGCAGGAGTAGCAGGCGTGGCGGCGGCGGATGGTGCCGTTGCGGAGGTGATCAGTGCGGATGACGTGGGTGTGGGTGGTGCCGCACTCGGGGCAGGGTGGTGTCACGCAGTGAGGTGTTCGGCTAGGGCCCACTGGGCGCGGATGATGTCCTCGAAACAGCGCTCGAGGAGGGGAGCAGTGCCGGCGTAGGTGAAGGCGCCGTCAGGGCCGTCGTGGAGTTCCCAGTGGTAGTAGCCGTCGGGGGTGGAGCGGATGGTGATGAGAAGGGGATTCATGGGGCGAGGCGGGCTTTGTGGAGGCGCGAGGTGGCGTACCAGGCGGCGATCTCGGGGGCCCAGGCTTCCAGGTGGGGCCAGATCAAATCGCACAGTTGTTGTATCTCCAGTTGGGCGTCACGCTTACTCCGCAAATCCAAAAAGTGGAGTAACGAGCGGAGGTTGAAGCTGACGACGAAGTCCTGGCGGATGGCGTAGGGGATGATGTCCCGGGCGTGTTCTTCGCTGAAGCCGTTCCCGAGGGCGAGTTTGTAGCGGCCGGCGGAGTCGATGCAGATGATCCGGTGGATGATCCGTTGGTCCTCTGTGTAGTCGTACTTCTTGCCTTGGCGGTCTCGGTAGGTACCGACGGGGCGGAGGTAGAAGACTTCCTCGGCGTCGCGGGTGCCGGTGCAGACGTCGAGGATGCGGCGGCCGGTGTAGCGGCCGGATTGGACGTCAAAGCTCACGCCGACGCGGTGGGTGCGAGCTTGCTGCATCACCGAGTGGGGAAAGCCGCCGACGTTGAAGGTAATGGCGGGGTGTTCAAGGGGTCCGTAGTGACCTCGCTCGCCGGCGAGGAGGTGTTTGACGATGAGTGCGCCGGCCTCTGTTTCGGATGGGGGGTCTTCGTCGAAGACAAAGTTCTCGGAGTAGTCCTGGTGCATGGCCCACCAGCAGAGCGTTTGGGGGTGCTCAGTGCGGGCGAGGGCTTCAACGCGGAAGTGGGGGTCGATGGGAGAGGAGCTCATGCGACGGTTTTGCAGGTGTGGAGGTCGATGATGGTGACGTAGCCTTCGCCGCCCTCGGTTTCCCAGGTGCTGGGGTGGGAGGTGGCTACGGATTTGGCTTCGTCGAGGGTTGCGCAGGTCTTGATGGGATAAGAGCTGACGCCGCACTCGATGCAGCCGACTTGGTAGACGAGGTAGTTGGGGGCGTAATCCATGGAAGTCACTTTTCGATGCCGAGGGTGGGGATAGGGAGGCCGCCCTCGGTGGGGACGTAGATGGTGCGGTTGCCTTTTTCGCTGCCTTCTTGGAGGCCAACGATGTAGAGGTATTGGAGGTAGCGAGGGTTGTCCTTGAGGGAGTCGCCGATGATGCGGTTGGCTTCGGCGACGCCTTTGGCACGCTCGATCTCGGCTTCGGCCTCGAGAGAGGCGGAGTCTTTCTTGGCTTTGGCTTCGAGGACTTTCACCTGGCGGGTGCTCTCGGCTTCCATCAGTGCGGCTTTACCGGCGAGGGTGCGGTTGTAGACGCCGAGTTGTGGCAGGCCCCAGAGGATGAAAGCGAGCGCGGCGAGACTCGCGATGGTGAGGCTGATGGTGAAGGTGGTGTTGTTTTTCATTTGGTTAGTGATTCGAGGGCGTAATTACTGGGCTCAAGCTCAGTGGCAAGAGCAAGGAGTTGGTTGCGGATAGCCTGGCATTGGCGCCAACGTGCATGGGTGATGAAATTGCCCATGTGCGGCGAGCTGACTGGCTCTTGTTGATCTGGCACCACCTGATCAGCAGCAGCGCGAAAGGCGGCGGCGACATCGGATTTGATCTGGTCAATCGACTTCGGACAGGCATAGTAAGGTACGTCGTAGCGATTAAGTGTTACGGCGTTCAGTACTGCTTGTGCGGCGGGGGAGAGATCAGAAGCGGGTGCCATGGTAGTCACAAGACGAACAATGAACGCGATATTGAGGGGGATAACTAGCAAGCACCGTAGAAGGGTTGGAATCTATCAATTCACAACCACAGGCTGGACAAGCAATTCCGTTTCTACGGGGACGTGTGAAGTCATAAAGAGTACCGTGCTTTTTGTTGTGCTCTTCAAGTGAGATTAGGTCAGTCATCGACGGTAATTGATCAAGTGATGGATTGTGATCCAGAGCATGGGATTAGCCAAAAAACCAATCATGAATGCTTGCACCATTCGGTTGTCAATCATTGGGGCTCTCCAGTCGATAGGGAGCAGTGAGTTGGCCGTGCTCGTCAACAAAGCCCGCCTCCTGCAGGAACTGCCTGGCGGCAGCACGGTCACCGGCCATAGCGCGGTCAAGCAAGGTGGGAGCGGTTAATTCAGTGGCAAACTCTTCAAGGGTGTTAACCGTTACCCCGTGCCAATACTCGTCGCCATCGCTGTAGTTGGCCCAGGTGGCGGCCAAGTGCAGCAGCACGTTGGCAATGCCCTCGCGAACGCTTTCGCTGTACTCAAACTCCTCGATTAGACGCTGAGCGCGGGAGGTGAGATGGTCAGTCATTGGACTGCTCCTCCACAAGCGGCAGTGTGGGGCCAAGGCTTTCAAGCCAACACAACATGCACCAGTGCCCTTCGTGGCCTTCGATGTCGCTGCTGATGTAGTACTTGTGCGTGCCGTGTTTGGGGCACGCAATTTGCTTCTGGGAAATTTTTAGATTCAAGAAGTCAGTCATTGAGCTGTTCCAGTGCGCGGCGGATGGTGTCGGCAGCTCCTTCCTTGAGGTAGCCCCTGTCAAAACTGATGTGCAGCTCGTCAAGCGCCTGCTCCTTTAAGCTCGGCGGCTTAGGGCGGCGGGCGACGCGGAGGGCTTCTGTTTGCCATAGCGCGGTTTTGGATTCAGTGCGAAGCCACTCACAGCACGCCTCCAGCTCCTGGTCGGCGCCAGCACGAAAAGCCTCTTGGATGAGCCATACCTCAATTTCTCCTCTTCTGGCGCCATCAACAGCGTGCAAGATGGCTTTATCGCAGAGCTGCTGCACCAGCTCCAGCGGTGGGGTGATGGGGTGTTGTGTCATCGCTCTGCCTCGCGCTCGAGGAGCCAGCAGGCGCGGGTGCCGCCGGCGTGTTGGCTGAGCCAGAGGGCAACAGCGTTGAGGACTGCCCGGGCGGCTGTGTCGTCCTCGGTGCCGTGATCCCTGGTCTGCACAGCGATCAGATCGGCGAGATCCTCAACAAGCGAACTCCTAATTTGGCGATCATTAGAAGTTCGCTTGGAGTTGGCCTCCAGCGCTTCGATGCGCTTGACCACTGCATCGAAGCAGAAGCGGAGGCTCTCTGCTTGCTTCCAGTTGTCGTCTTCAAGCGCGCAGACTCTGGTGCGCAGTTCGAGTAAGCAGGCATCGGTAGCTCCGACGACGGGGTTGTTCACCCACTCCTCGCACTGGGCCCACTGCTCAGGTGTTGCGTAGTCAGGCATCTCCGAGGAGCTCCTGCATGTCGCGTTGGACGAGCTCGGTGAGGTGTTCTTGGTAGAGGCCGGTGTAGGTGCCGCACATGCGGCCGCTGCGTTCGTACAGGGCGTCGAGGTAGTTCTGGCGACGCTGTTCGGTTTTGGGGTCGATGGTCATGGCAGGAGTTTGGAGGCGATGAACAGTAGAAGGAAGCAAGCAGCTATGTAAATAGCTGTTAGTAGGCCGATCTCGTGTAAGGTCATTTGGTGTGGGTGCTACGCAGCGTCATCGTCGTTGCACCACTCGGGAGCGAGGATGAGACTTAGTATTGATTCGTTAGGGTAAAGCTCTTGCAGACAGACCTTAGCATCTTCTAAGTCAAATGCCATCAAGCCGATAGTGCGGCATTGAAGGCGGGCTTGATAAAGCTTTGTGCGTTGCATTTAGTTGCGTAGTAGGCGGGACAAGCGGCGAGCGAAGCGTTTGGCTTGGGCACGGTCGTAGGTCGTGGTGTGCCAGTCGCCGCAGATAGGGCAGTGGTACGGGGTGCCGTTGTAGCTGCCGCGGCGGAGGTGCGCGGCAGCTGCCTGGCGGTTCAGGTGAGGGATCTTTGTCGCGCACATGGCGCGGGCACGCTCGATGAAATGGTCATCAGGTAGTTGCAGAGGATCGATGTGGGTGGGCAAGGGGTGCGGATCAGTCGTCCTCGGGGGATCCCGGCAGCTTGGCGGGTGGTGCGGCTGCCGGTAGGGCGGCGCGTTCGAGGGCGCCTGCGAGGTCGGCGGCGCTGAGCAGC